TGCGCCAAAGCTATTTCCCAAACTCTTTCCAGCCTGCTTAAACTTCTTTTTATTTCCCTTCTTTTTTATTTCTGGGGGAATCAGGCCAAGAGCTTGTCCAATTTTTTTGGCTAAACCTGTGAACACTTCAACTACCGCAGCGATTGTCTCTTCGACTTTTTTAACAGCAGATGTTTTTACTAGTTCCCACTTTTCAGCAGATTTAGTTTTAATGTCTTCTATTAGTTTTGGAACTTCAACAGGCAGTTTTGTAAACCACTCAATTACATCGTCAAATAAAACAACTGTTTTTGAAACAAGACTTCCGGTCATTTCTCCAAACTTAAAGGCAGCGTCCGTTGATAGTTCATCTATCTTGGCCAAAACATCTATTTTAAGTGTTTCATATTTACCTACTATCTTAGGCATCATGTCCGTAGTCTTCTTTACCGCACTTGTGCTAATTTCGCCAAGCTTTTTATCAACTTTTGTTTTAAGGTTTAGTAGTTCGGTTGCTATTTTTGGTACAAGTTTCGCCCACTCTACAACCATCGCAGCAATCAATTCTATGATTTTTGTAACCATTAAGTTCTTAAGTTCAACAAGTTGTTCTGGAAGCGATTCACCAAGGGATTTAAATGAGTCAATAGTATCCTGCACGAATGCGGGGATTGTTTCAGTAAAGAAATCAGCAATCGCTTGAACCTTCTCGATAACCTTTTCTTTTAAGTCATTAAAGGTTGAAACTATTGCTTCAATAGTTGGGGCAACTTGCGCCCACATCCAAGCCACACCACGAACAAACCAAGAGAATGCTTCTATTGCTTTAGTAATAATCACTACGATTGCAACAAGCGGAAGAAAAACCTGAGTCAACTTAGCTTTAGCCAACAAAACAAAAAGGGGTTTAAGTTGCTCAACGAATGGTTTTAAGTCTTTCCACGCTTTTCCAAGGTCTTTGAAAGCAGCAACAAGGTTTTTCTTAATTACTTTAGCTGAGTTTTTAATTAATCTCGACAACCCACTAAGAATGGGTTGAGCCTCTTTCCAGAATCCTTTAAGTATCTTAATGATGTCTCTAATGGCAGGTTGAGCGTCTTTCCAAAGCTGCTTAAACCATTCACCTGTTTTTTTGAGCCAATCAACAACACCCTTAAATATTGGCCCAAACCTATCCCAATTCTTTTTAATGTGTAGGGCTAGAGCGGCAAGACCTGCTCCAGCAATCATAAAAGGAATTAGTGGGGCCATCATAGCCCAAAGTGCTCCAGCCATAGCTAAGAATGCCGGAACAAGTGCTCCGGCTATGGCTCCCGCTGCAATTTTTCCATTATCGGCAACAAATGCTAAAAATGCCATAAATGGTGCGAATATCTTATCCTTGTTTTTTTCTAAGAAATTAAGCGCATTGACTATGGCTGTCCCTATTGCCTTAAATCCATTCGTAACCCTATCGCTGCTTAAAAAGTCAGCTAGTGATTCCATCCCATTAATTAGTTTATCTAAAAGCTTCCCGGGAGCAACGAGAGGCCTGCCATCAATTTGCTTAAAATCAACGCCTAAAATATCAAATGCTAATCCTCTAAATCTAGCACTTAAAGAAGACAGGGTCTGGTTGATGGTATTGCCGGCTTTTTCGACAATCTTGGGGTCTAAGGACTTATCAAGAACTTTTCTGAAAAGTTCAGCCGATACTTCGCCATTAGACAATGCTTCCATAACATTTTCCATGCTTCCGCCAAACTCATCAGCCATGGCACCGGCAAAAGTAGGAACTCTCCTGGACATCGCCTGGAACTCATTGGTCATTGCTCGACCCTGAGAGCTAACTAGGTTTAAGACGGACCCCACATCTTGCAAACTAGTACCACCTATGATGGCCCCTCTAGCCAAGAGGTCCATATTAGCATCAAGGTCTTCGACTGCTCCTCCGAATGCTAAGAAATCTTTAGCAGCGCCAATAGCATCAAGGCGGTCGAATGGTTTCCCTTGAACAAATTTTACCATGTCGTCGAGGACTTTGCCGGCCTCTTTGGAATTTTTTGTTAAAGATTGAATACCAGCAACTTGAGCTTGGATGGTGCGAGCTTGCTGAAAACCAAATGTAGTTAGGCCAACAAAGGCTGTACTCACGGCAGCCAAAGCGCCAACGAGGGCAAAAGACCCCTTTTTGGCAGCATTCAAGCGGTCAGAAAATTTAGATGTTTGGCTTGCAGCGCTATTTAAGCCTTTAGAGAATTGAGCAGAATTCAAACCTAAAGTTGCTTCTAGTGCGCCTACATTTACTGCCCCAGCCATAAGCTAACTACTTCTTGCTCCGAGCTTTCTTCATTGCTTCTTCCTCCTGCTTGTACTTAACTTCATCACGAATCATCCAGAATTGATATTCCAATTGACTCATTTCGCTTTTTAACCGAGATACGGTCTTCCCTAAACGTTCGGCCAGACTAAAGACATACATTAGCTCAGGGTTTAAGTAAAAAGCTTTTTCGCTTCCTTAGCTTCTTCCCCGCCCAGACCGCAAAGTTCTTGCAATCTAGTAATCACTCTGCCATATGCCATCAAGTTCTTAGTCTTAAGCTTATCAACATGAGATTCATCAAATTTAGGCTCAGAAACTCCTTCGATAAATAAAAGCATACCGAACTTTTCTTCATCAATCGCTCCTTCTGCCAGAACAGAATTTTTTCTAATCCGCTGCATTTGTTCAATGTTAAGCGAACGAATTTTCACGCTGCCCCCCCATTCCGTGATCTCAATTACTTCTTCTTTGAAGTCAACAGAATCAAGAATTTGGTCAACCGTGAGCATTTCTACTTCTTTTTTTGCCATTTTTTACCCCCTATGGTAAATTAGTTTTTACGTTGAACCTGCTGTTCTTACTTGCGATCCTGTCAGTTGAAAATCAGCAGTAAATGTAACCGCATCATCAACACTAGCTACCGGGCCACTATAACCTGTCATGATAGCCTCGCCTGTGTACTGAACGAAATCCGATACCGATGAATCAGTTGACGGAATCTGGAAAAAGTAAGTCTTGTTCAAGCCTACAATTCCATCTAAAGTACCATCAATTGTCGCATCCCATTTCCCCTCAATAGAAATAGTCGCATCTTTTAGGCCGCCAACATAAGCTTTAGTCATGTTGGTAGTGTTAAAAGTTGTAACCTCTGCTGTGTCTCCTGTCTTAGAAATCTCTATCGAGTTCAATTTGTTGCTAATGTTCTGCAAATTTGTTGAAGAATCTTCAATGTGAAATCCCGATAGTTTTCCGTGTGAAAAAGCCATTTTCTACCTCCTACTTTCTGTCGAATCCAATTTGATGTTGTCCGCTCAGCGTGCTTGCGGCTCTTTGAAAAATTGCCCGAGTGTACCTTTTTACTGTTCCGCTTACCGCTATTCGCTCGGCTCCTCTAGCGGTGCTAGCTGTAAAGCTAATTAATGCATCCCAAGATGAGTTATTGTTAGAATGTTGAATTGTCGCCGAGGTTAAGTTCCTCGTGTTGTCTAATTTCTGCAAATAACCCACACCGCCTTGGGTAGAACTACTTCCTGCCCCAGAATCAACCCCTGTCCCTACTCCTGTGTTAGAAGTATCTGCAGCGATAGACTTAAGAGAATGCGTTCTATCTCGACCAGAAACTGATTGTCCGCTTAAAGTCATAGAGATTACATCATCTACCGGAGAAGAAAGTGCATATTCAGTTTGGAGAGTCGCTATCCCATAGCCGAAAGCTCCAAGCGTTGTTCCGTTGGGGTAAATACTCCACATAACATCAGAAGAACTTGGGATAGCACTTACAAACGAATCTACTCTTCCATCGGCAGTAGAACCGTCAAACAATCCCTCAGCCGATAACGTAACGTCTCTGTTTCCGCCTACATAAGTCTTAACATTAGAACTATTGAAGACAGTAGTTTCGTTAACATCTGCCGTGAAGGCAGTCTCAACCGAATTGAGAAAGTTAGACATATTGAAACCTTGCATCAATACAATCGTATTCTTACCATGCACAAAAGCCATTTAACACCTCCTATGTTGATAGGCTCTTTAATATTCTGTAATTACAAGCAAATGTGTGCCTGTCGTTTTTGTCTAAACCCAAATAAAATGGAGATTGTATTGGGTCAATCGTTAAGTATAGTGTTCCAGTTGCGCCTGTTGACGGCTTGAGCGTTACGTTTGCCTGACCTTGCATTATCTTATAGTTAAGTTCTGATGAAGCTCTGCCTGTTTGGTAATCACTTGACCGATCTACAATTTGAATGCTCGGCATTTCATAAGCTGGTGTTGATGAAGCAAATACCCTTACTGGGGGAGTGCCTTGAGATTCATGTAAGAAAGTAGCAGTATCTTGCACTCTGTTATGTTCAAACCCCTTAAACAAATTGGTCGCTTCAACAAGAGTTGTAGTATTATCTGTTAGGAGTTTTGCTATCTCATCTAGAATCATTGAATGCCTTGCCGCCTTAAAAATTCATTTACATTCTTAACAAGATTTTCTTGATATTCAAAAGTAGCTTCTATCAAGGGAGTTTCCAAATATTTCCATTCCCCAACTTGCGCCCAGGTTTTATATTTTTGACCGCTTGGCCCTGTTCCTTGCGTCTTACCCGAACGAGGATTTTCGTGAACCGCTAGCGCATATGGCGCAGCTGCTCCACCATAACCTATCGTTACGGTGACTTTATTGCCTTTGCGTTCAGGTAGATCCGTATGGCCTGAAGCTTGTAAGTTGGTAGTATCTACTGGAACAAAGTTTTCTTTTGAGTCTTTCATTATGTCGTTAGCTGTTTTGAACGAAGCAGCATCAATAATTGCAGGATGC